GAGTATGCCGGGCGGTTCAAGGTGGTGCCTCTGGCCGATAAATCCCTGGAGCAACAGCTCGTGCAGACCGCCCGGAAATGGCTGAAACGAGCGGCTAATGCCATGCGCACGGCTCCTTTTGAAGAAACCGAATTCGGCCGGCGCTTCATCAGGCATGGCGGTATTTGTTATTACAACTGCGCCAGGGACATCGAGGCATTACTTAAAGCCTGGGATCCCTCTGGTGATCTCCATCTTCAGGTATTCAAGGAGAACCCCGAACGTCCATGAAGCGGCTGGTCTCATGACGTTGTCTTTTGCCTTTTTCCATAAAGTGGTGCCTCTGGCCTTAGCCCCGGATTACAACAACCCCTGAGTAAAACAGGATCAGCGACATCGCCATACTGGCGGTATCGCCAACGGTCAAAGCGGCAGATTTATCCGGACCGTATTCCATAAAGGCCAAGCTACCCAGAGCCAGGAGAACAGAGCCAATGCCGAGAACAGGTTTCAAAATATCCCTCTGCTTGATTGCGGACTTTTTTGTGTTGCTCGCGCTTGTCTCCAACTGTTTTTTAGGGTCTCTCACCCTCGCCAATCTAGCCTTCTTTCTGTACTTGATCAACTCCAGCAGGAAGGAAGCAATGATGGAGGCCATCATCAGGGGAGACAATATTTTTTCGAACACAAACCCTCCAGCAGCGGAAGACAGACAATGAATAGCCTGCGCCGCCAACCCCCATCGAGGATTGACTATGAACTGTGCAAAGAAACAAACCGCACCAACCGACTGGCACCCGGCGGACGTGAAGGCCGCCCTGGCGAAGAGGGGCTACACCTTTGCCCGCATCGCCCGGGAGCACGGCTATCACGTGCGCTCGCCCAACACGGTTTTGTGGCGCGGGTGGCGGCCGATGGAGCGGATTGTGGCCGACATCATCGGCGTGGAGCCGGAGGCGATCTGGCCGAGTCGCTACGGGGCCGAGCCGCAACGCTTCATAACTCGGAAAAAGAGTAACAAAACTGGAATGAATTAACAATGGCTAAAAGGAGGGGTGCGGTTGCCCATATTCCGTCTACGGAGGAGCTTATGGCCAGACAGAAGACCGACCCCAATCAACTGAGTTTGCTGGACGTTTTACGCAAGGAGGAGGAACGCATGCTGCTGGGTCTGCGCGACGCGCCGGGGGCGTTGAACATGCGGTCACAGATACGCAACGCCCTGTACGAGGCGATCAAGGGCAGCGCGCTGTCCCGCTGGGAGATCGCGGCCAAGATGAGCGAGCTGACGGATCAGGAGATCAGCAAGTTCATGCTGGACGCCTGGACTTCCGAGAGCAAAGAGGGGCACCGCTTTCCGCTGGAATACGCGGCGGCCTTTTGCCGGGCCACAGGCGACACCACGGTGCTGGAGATCGTGTGCCAGCCGGTGGGGATGTTTGCCCTGGGTGGGCCGGACGCGCTGCGCAGTCAAAAGCAGCAGCTCACCGAGCGGATGGCCGAGATGCGTCAAAAGGCGCAAGAGATCGACCGGATGATCAAAGCCTGGGAGAAGAAAAGATGAGCCCGCGGGGAGCGGTACGCACCTACCCCCCGCGGAGTGAGGGTCAGCGGCCGGTGGCTTTTTTGTCCCTGGCCGTGATGCGGCGGCCGTCTTCGCTGTTGGTCGCTACCTCCAGCGTTGCCGGCGGAGTGGGCGGGGCCTGTGGTTTAGGGGCCTGGGCCTCGCCCTTGGTTTTGTCAGCCATGAAAGCTCACCTCCTTTCAGGATCGGATAAACAGCACCCCCGCTATCAACAGGAGGCCGAGAGATGCCATCAGAGACATGGATATACCTCGCAGTCTTTTTGCTCGCGAGCTTTGGACTGCTATTTGACGCCGAATAACGTCCCGAGTCTGATCGACGAGGAATCGCAGAGCTGTTTCGTCGTCGTAGGTGCCGTCGGCAAGCCCGTCAAGATAGGCGCAGTAATCGGGGGCCTTGACATTGTCGGCATCCTTGCCGCGCAAGCTGTCGAGACAGACGCCCACGATGAGCAACGCAAGAGCCGCCGAAACCACGGCAAAGGCCTGCCAATGCATTACCGGCCAGACCGGCGATTTTTGCAGCAACATCAGATCGAGGGTCAGCGCCAGGGACGCCGACCACAGGTACGTCCGGAACAATCCGTCCTGCCGGGCGGGGAGCCGGTCGGTCAGCCAGACATAGAGGGTTTCCATTTGTTTGAAGATCAGTTCGTAGGCCTTGGTCAAAGTGTCCTCCACAGGGTTGGTTGATGCCGAAAGCCTATCACAGGCCTTCGGTCATATGGAGACGATTTAACGCGAAACCGCGCCCTGCTGGGCCGGTCGTCCGGGGGTGGCGCCCCGGGCCTGACGAGCAGCCGAGACACACGGAGAGAGCTTAATGGACGGATATTTCACAGCTCAGGAGTTGGCCGGACTTCCAGGCATGCCGAAAACATCGAGTGCCGTCACACGACGCGCCAAGAATGCTGCGTGGACATCACGACAACGTAGCGGCCGTGGCGGCGGGTTGGAATATCACATCGACAACCTGCCCAAAGAGACCCGCGACGCCCTGCTGGAACAGGCCATCAGCAATGTGTCGGAAGACCTGTGCGCTTTACCGGCGGTCAAGGCCGCAGCGCTACCGGCGGTGCCGGCTGAAAACCTGCCCGCGCCGGCCACCCTGGCGCGCTGGCAACGCGACACCATGGATGCGCGCTGCGCCATCCTCAACCTTGTCGAGCAGCTGGCCGAGGCGCACGGGCTGAACAAGGCCATCGCCAAGGTGGTGGCCCAGGCCAAGGCAGAGCTTTTGCCCGAGCACATTCAGAGCCTGGTGCCGGTGGCCAACGCCCGCAGCGGCGGGCAGAGGGGCAAGCAGACCCTGAGCCGCCGCACCCTGTACCGCTGGCGCGAGCTGCGCGGGCTGGGCGTCACGGCTCTGGCGCCCCGAGAGGCGGCCCAAAAGCCGCTGCCGGGATGGGTGCCGTATTTTCTCAAGGTCTACCGGGTGCCGCAAAAGCCATCCGTGCCCGATGCCCTGGAACAGCTGGCCTGCATCCTGCCCGATTGCATGGAAATGCCCAGTGAGTCGCAGTGCTACCGGTTGCTCAAGAAGATGAGCAACGTGGACCGCGAAAAAGGCCGCCGCACCGGTAACGATTTGCGCGCGCTCAAACCGTTTCGTCGGCGTGACACCTCGGATCTGATGCCGCTGGAGGTCGCGCTGTGCGATGGCCACGGGTTCAAGGCCAAAGTGGCGCATCCGAGCCACGGCCGGCCCTTCCAGCCCGAGGTTTGCGCGGTCGTGGATGCCGCCACCCGGGTTGCGATGGGCTGGAGCGCCGGCCTGGCCGAGTCGGCGGCGACCGTGGCCGACGCTTTGCGTCACGCCTGCACGGTTACCGCCGAGAAACCGCGCGGCGGCATCCCTCTGATTTTTTATACCGACCCTGGCAGCGGCAACATGGCCCAGGTCAATGCCCACCCCGCTTTTGGCCGGTATAGCCGTCTGGGGATCAGCTTTAAGACAGGCATCGTTGGCAATAGCCAGGCGCGCGGCCTGATCGAGCGTTTTCAGAAGAGTTGCTGGATCCGCGCCGCCAAGCAGCTGCCAACCTTTTGCGGCAAGGACATGGACGGTAGCACCCAGTACCGGACCACAAAGCTGCTCGATAAGGACATCCGCAAGCAGGGCCGATCCGACCTGCTGATCAGTTGGCCGCAGTTTCTGGATCTGTGCCAGCAGGCCATCGACGCCTACAACAACCGCCCGCATTCGCAGCTGCCAAAAATCACCGACGCTTCCGGCAAGCGACGCTATATGACCCCCAACGAGAGGTGGGATACCTTTATCGCCCGCGGCTGGCGGCCTGACACCGTAACCCCGCAGGAGCTGGCCGATCTCTTCCGGCCCCGGATTCAGGTCGGCACCCGCCGCGGCGAGGTGCGGCTGTTTGGCAACGTCTATTTTCACAAGGAGCTGCAGCACCACATCGGCGAGCAGGTCTTTGTGGAGTATGAGCCGCAAGATGGCCGGTTCGTTTATGTGCGCGACATGGAGGAGCGGCTCATCTGCAAAGCCGAGTTCGAAAAAAACAAAGAGCGGTTCTATGCCGTTTCCGCCTCGGAGAAAGCCGCCGAGGACCGCTACCAAGGTATCCGCAAGCGCAAGGAGCGGGCCATCGAAGAGGCCGACATGGAGCGGCGCGGCGTGATCGAGCTTACGCCCACGCCCGAGGCCATCGAGGCGCGCCGGGAGCTTGTCATCGAAATGGCGGCGCCGCAGGAGGCCATGGAAATACCGGCGGATGACCGTGGGCGTTACCGCCTCTGGTGCCGTCTGGATGCGCGGATGGACCGGGGCGATGCGCTGACGGAGCGCGAAGCGCAGTTTTACCGGTCGTTTAAAAAGACCCGCGTGTGGCGGGCCTTTCGGGATGTTGAAGAGGATCTGGCCATTGCCAAATAAAAAAAGCCCCGTGCCAGCGGGGCTCTAACTGACCCTTTACAGGGCCTTTAATCAAGAAGGAGGAAGCATGACACAGAACCCCGAAATCGTCAACACGGTCGCGCCGCTGGCCAATGTCAGCCTGTGCGTCAAGGCCTTAGAGCGGGCCATGGACCGCCCCGGGCACTTGCCGGGCATGGTCTGCTTTTATGGGCCCTCCGGATGGGGCAAATCGACGGCGGCGGCCTATACCGCCAACCGCCACCGCGCCCACTACATCGAGTGCAAATCGACCTGGAGCCGCAAAGCCACCCTATTGGCGATTCTGCACGAGATGGGTATCCAGGCGCCGCGCACCATCTATGAGATGACCGATGTCATCTGCGAGCAACTGGCCCGCTCGGGCCGGCCGCTGATCATCGACGAGATGGACCACCTGGTCGACAAGGCCGCCGTTGAGATCATCCGCGACCTTTATGAAGGCAGCGGCGCCGCGATCCTGCTGATCGGCGAGGAGCGCCTGCCCAAAAAGCTGGAGAAGTGGGAGCGTTTTCACGGGCGCATCCTCGATTTTGTCCCGGCGCAACCCGCCGATCTGGAAGATTCCGGCCACTTGGCGCGGCTGTACTGCCGGGAGGTCACCGTCGGGGAGGATCTGCTGGCCGAGATCCACAAAGCCAGCGGCGGCAGCGTGCGGCGTATCTGCGTCAATCTGGAGCGGGTGCAGGAAGAGGCGCTGGCCCGGGGGCTGGAGAGCATCGGCCGGGCCGATTGGGGCAAGCGCTCCTTTTTTACCGGCCATGCGCCGACGCGGAGGGTGTGAGCATGGCGCGCAAGCCGGTTAACACGTTGCGCCGCGGCGAATCGCGGGATGCCATCTGGGCCGCCATCCGCCAGCTGAGCGAATTCACCGTGCGGGATATCTGGCTCGAAACCCAGTTGTCCAAAGCCTCCATCCAGGATTATCTGCAGGGCCTCAGCGCCGCCGGTTATCTCAGAGTCGCCGGCACCCGGACCGCCGATTACGGCTCGCGGGCCCATGTTTACCAATTGATGCGCGATGTCGGGATCGAGGCCCCCCGGGTGCGCCGCGACGGCACCGAAGTGACGCAGGGCCGCGGGAGGGAGCAGATGTGGCGGACCATGCGGATCCTCGGCGAGTTTTCATCGCGCGATCTGGCCGTGAACGCCTCGACCGAAACCTGCGTTATCGCCGAAAAAGAGGCCAAGGATTACTGCTATTACCTGCATTTGGCCGGATATCTGGCCGTATCCCGCCCCGGCAAGGGGACCGGCAAGGGCGGGGTGTTGACGCGCTACCGGTTTTTGGCCGCGCGTTACAGCGGCCCAAAGCCGCCGATGATCCAGCGGATCAAAGCCGTTTACGACCCCAACCGGAGCGAAGTGGTATGGAGCAGCCAGGAGGTGAGCCATGACAACACGTGACCGCCTCGATCTGCTGCGCCGCGTGGTGGACGAGCATGGCCAGGCCGAAGTCGCGCGCCGCATCGGCCGTTCGACCGCCGCCGTCAATCAGGTTTTGCATGGCAAGTACAACGGCAACCCGGAGCGCATTCTGGAGCTGATCGCCGCCGAGTTCGGCAGCGAAACCGTGCAATGCCCGGTGATGGGCGAAATCGCCCTGGCACGCTGCACAGAAGAGCGCAATAAACCGTTTAGGGCCACCAACCCCCAGCGGCGGCGGCTGTATCTGGCCTGCCGCGACTGCGACAGGAGGAAATCATGATTCGTTGCCGAAAATGCGGTGCCGGTCGCGGCTCCCTGGAACCGATCGTCGAGCACCTGGAAGACGGCACTATTTTGCAGACCGTGCGTTGCATCCTGTGCGGCGCGCGGCGTTCGCGGGCGGTCGTTCGTCACCGCGCCCTGCCCAGGCTGGGCCGGGCCGTGGCCCCGCCCAAGACGCGGCGGCCCTGCGCGGTGGCCGGTTGCAACGCCTGGATCAGCCCGCAAAACAAGAGCGGGTTTTGCGTCCGCTGCGGTCACCGGATGCGCGTGTGGCAAAAGCGCGGCGGCCAGACCCCGCCGCCGTTTGTCCAGATCGCCGGTGTATGGATCGAAAACCCCGCCCAAAAGGAGAGCCTCGCATGCGTATCAGCGACGAGAGACTGAACCACCTGGCCGATGCCTTTGTCACCTATCGGCTGGGCACGCTGCTTAAAATCACCTTTGAACAGTACCTGGCCGACGTTGACAGCTACAACCAGCTGGCTTTTTACCTGCTCGGCGGCGGTGCCTTATGCGCCTATTACCGCCCGCCAAAGCCGGTGGGGCGCAGCCCCCGGCCAACCGCCGCCCAGCGTTATCAAACCGCCATTTAAGGAGCTGCAATCAATGGAAAACACCGTAATACCCAAAGGTTACATGCAAGACACCCAAGGCCGCCTGGTGCCGGTCGAGATGGTCAAGGAAATCGACCGGGTGCGCGACGAACTGGTGCGCGACCTGATCGCCCGCGCCGAGCCGCTGCGCCGCGATCTGGCCGACTACCGCCAGCAGGCGCTGGAGGATATCCAGGCGTTTGTCGATCTTTCCGCCGAGCGCTTCGGCGCAACGATCGGCGGTCGCAAAGGCAACGTGACCCTGATGAGTTTCGACGGCGAATACAAGATCATGCGCGCGATCGACGAGTACATGGTGTTTGACGAGCGGCTGCAGGTCGCCAAGCTGCTCATCGACGAATGCATCACCGAGTGGGCCGAAGGCAGCCGCCCGGAGATCCGCACCCTGATCAACGACGCCTTTCAGGTGGACAAAACCGGCCGCGTCAATACCAAGCGGGTGCTGGGGCTGCGGCGGCTCGATATCCAGGACGCCCGCTGGAAAAAGGCCATGGACGCTATCGGCGAGAGCCTGCAGACCGTCGGCAGCAAAGCCTACATCCGCATCTACCGCCGGCAGGCCGACGGCAGTTACAAGCAGATGTCGCTGGATGTCAGCGGCGCATAAAAAAGGGATGAAAATGTCACAGGACAACGGACCGCGGCAGGCGTCAGCCTGCACACGAGAGACCCTCCGCGTCAACGCCCCGGCGGGCCAGGCGCAGGTGGGCAGAGGACTTCCGTCACGCACCCGCCCCATGGGCGTGACCATCGGGCAGGCATCGTTCATTTCACTGGACCGGGTGCCGCCGGAACTGATGCGCGGATAACCGCGATAAGGAGAGAAAGGTATGCAATACGTCGTAACCGCTTTTTGCAGCCGGCCCTGGTGCCATGTCAAGGAGTTTTCTGAATTGCGCTCCAAAACCAGCTTTATCGATGGCGAAGGGAAGCAGCAACCGATCCGTTATATCCGCTGCCCGCGCTGCAAAGCGCAGGCGGTGATCATCAAAACTCAGGAGGTGGCGTGATGTATAAGCTGCTGAGCGAAATCGAGGGCATCGAGACGGTTGACGCTATGCGCGAAGCCCTCCGGGGTGTCCCCGGCGATATGCGCCTTTGCGATGTGGTTGGCGAGGCTTTGCGCCTGGCCTTTTACGAGGACGAAGACACCGGTGAGAAGGCGCTGACCGTCAACTAGATGCGAAACCGCGCCCCGCAAGGGGCCGGTCGTCCGGGGGTGGCGCCCCGGGCCTGATGAGCAGCCACAGCAAAGCGGGGCGACGGGCGCCCCATGTTGGCCGGCGGGGTAAACCTCCTGACCCGCCGGCCCTTTTTGGAGGCGCATGCCCTGTAGCGATTGCAAATATATCGGATGGCGTGGTCTGGAACGCTGGTGCCGCCATCCGGACCATGTGTCACGGCTGAAAAACCCGGCCGCGCAATGCGCCGACTGGGTGCATGAAGACGTCAAACATCTGCCGCACGAAGCGCCGCCGTGGCCGTATCCAGTGAAGCTGATGGAGGGGGCCGCGTGAACAATCGGAGCAAAAAGAGGCAAAAATGCACGCACATGACACCCGCCAAGCTCAAGCAGATCCGCCGCGACATCGGATTTGACATGCGAGCCATGTCCCGCACCCTGGGGATGCCGTATCGCACCTATCAGGACTACGAGTACGGCAAACGCGGCGTGTCCAAGGAGGCGGCCGATGCTGTTCGTGAGTTGTGGCGGCGCGATCGTGCGTTTATGAAAAAACTACGCAGGGAGATGCTGGCCGATATCGATCGGGCGTTTCCCGGCGGCATACCCTCGGAGGTGACAGAGTGACCAAGGATGATTGGGCGAAGGTTGAGGAAGTGTTGAGCGGCTATCGTGGCCGCGTAACAATGAAAGTTGACGGCCGCGAGGTGACGTTTCGGTGGCTTGCTGTAGGCAAAAATAGATTGGCCATTGCGACTTTTATTGACGGCAGCTTTGAAGGGGTGTGGCTTGACCCTGAGAAGGCAGCCCCAGAGCAGCGTTATTTGCGCCCGGTGTCCAAGTTCGCATGGAACGCCCGGTCCCGCCGGGAGATGAAAAAACTGAGCAAGCGTCGCCTTAACGCCCTCGGATACGATCCGGATGAAAAGTGGCACGGCTTCCGGCCTTTTTGGCCCAATGCCACGGCGATCAGGCGTCACTATCAGAAGACGTTTGAGTCCATCGAGCTGATCGAAGTGGTTGGATGAGACAGAGATGCGCCACCCGCACCGAGGAGCAAAGCCATGGCCAATCCGAAACAGATTAAGCTGATCCATACCCTCAAGGGCGCGCTCGGTCTGTCCGACGATGATTACCGCGCCGTGCTGGCCGGTTACGGCGTAATCACCAGCAAGGCCATGAGCGACCGGCAGGCTGCCGGCCTGGTCGCAGATCTGGAGGCCAAGGCGCTGGCCGCGGGCGTCTGGCAGAAAAAAGGCGCCCGCAAAAAGGTCGGCAAGCGCCCTCACAACGCCGAGCGCAAACGCGGCCAGAAGCTCGACCAGGCCAGCCGTGCCCGGCAGCTGGAAAAAATCGAGGCGCTGTTAACCGTCGGCGGCAAACCCTGGGGCTACGCTGACAGTCTGGCGCAGCGGATCTGCAAGGTTGATCGGGTGGCCTGGGTGGCTACTGGCGATCTGTACAAAATCATCACCGCGCTGCGCAAGCAGGCCCAGCGCGAGGGGTGGGATCTGAGTGGGGAGGAGAGCTAGCATGGATATATTATTTCCTTTGTATGTTGGTCTGGTCGGATTTTTGTTCGGCTGGTGCAGCCGACGGGAAAACAAACCCGCCATCTTGGTGCATATCGATCGGAGCTTGATTGATCTGTGGACTGATCAGCACCAGCGTCGACGATTGCCGGAGCTCCCTACGGTTGATCGGGGATATGCCGTTTTTGCTGGAACTGCTGGCCAGCTGCGAACGCTGCGAACATCATACACGCGCCCAGGTGGTGCGTCGGCGGATTCGGCAAATCGAGAAAGCCAAAGCAGCCAACAACAGACCCCTGACCAAGGACAAATGACGATTTTATGAATGTAACCTGCCCCTGCTGTCACGCCAAATACCCCCTGGAAGCCGCCCTCGATGGCGAGGCCGCCGGCGAGCTGCAACTGCTCCTGGCGCAGGCCGGGCCAATGGCCCGGCCGCTGATCGCCTACCTGGGGCTTTTCCGCAGCAAAACCCGCGCACTGTCGTTTGATCGGGCCGTGCGGCTGGCAGGTGAGGTGCTGGAGCTTGGCGCGGATCCGCGCGCGTTGGCCACAGCGCTGGCCGAAACGGTGGAGGCCATGCGCGCCAAGCGGGACGGCGGGCAGATCAAACCGCTGACCAACCATAACTATCTGAAGCGGGTGCTGGAGTCGGTGGCCGCTACGCCAAATGTAGCCCTTGCTACGCCGGATGTAGCGCAGATCCAGCCCGCCCCGACCGGCAAACGTGCCCGCGCCATTGCCTCACTGTCCGATTGGGGCAGCGGTGATTGGCTGCGCGGGCTGATCGCCGACGGGCTGGCTGCGCTGCTGACCCTGGGGCTGGACGGCACGCCGAGCGCGGAGGTCATCCCCCGCACGGCCGACGTTTGGCACCACGTCATGGCTGGCAGCTGCACGGTCGAGGAGGTTGATTCACAACGGGTTAAAGCCGCCTTCTCCGGGCTTTTAAAAGCCGTAGAAAAATGGCCCGAGCCCAAGGCCATCTGGGCGCACATGCCGCGTCGCCCGCAGCAGGAGCTCCTGCCGGAGGCTCCCCGGTCGGAGCAGGATTGCCAAACGGCGCTGAACAGTCTCAGGGAAATGCGCCAACGGATCATCGGCGGCATGGGGTTGCCCCAGACGGAAAAAATCGACGAAGAAGCGCGCCGACGCCAGCTACGCGAACAGGCGCAAACACTACGTGACCGGCCAGGAGAGAAATGATACCCGTGGAAGTTTCCGAACAGCGTCTGATGGGCATGCTGCGCGCCGCCGGGCTGCCCCAAAAGGCCAGCTATACGCCGGGCGAAGTACAGGCCATCCTGTCTGTCTCAGACCGCACCTTCTGGCGGTTGGTGGCCGCCTACGAGCGCGACCCTGAAACCGGGCAGCCTACCTGCCCCTGCAGTCTCGATTCCTACATGCTGCGCCGGTCTCGGCGCGTGCGTTTTGATGAGCTGGTGGAGTTTTTACGGCGGAACAACACGTATGAGCGAGTCCACGCCGTTGACCCGCGGCAGATGGGGTTGTTTTAAACAAATGGTTCTAAACGATTCGTGCCATGCCTCAGTTGCCGAGCCAGCCCCCGGCGCCGATTACGGTGGGGTCTAACCGCACACCTGCCGTCATTGTCTCAACCGCCCCTCCGTCACCGGAGGGGCTTTTTCATTCCCGCTGCCAAACCCTGACAACTCCCCGCGATAAATTCCTTTAAATTTACTATCGTTACGACATCGGCACCGGCGTGCTGCTGGCCGTTCGTCCTTTCCGCAGGGGCGGTCCATGGGGGACCGCCCCGTCCATAGTTCCCAATCGACAGGAGATCACTATGCCCCGAGGCAACAG